ATTATAAGATTTCTTTGCCTTGTGGGGCATAGGTATTGGCAAACTGTTCAAGTGTTGCTAGGCAATCCTTAGGCAAATGACCTGCCTCAATCATAGACAGAACAAGCTTATTGCTCATGGTGAACCCACTGATAAACTTATTGTCTTTGCCTAGAAAGCCCCAGTAGCACGTCTTGAAGTTAGTGCCTTGCTTAGTGGGCTGACAGAACACTTGTCCTACCTGAACTCTGTGCTTCTCAGCATTCACCTCTGCCACTGGCTTAGCAGTAGGCGCATAGGCTTTAAGAAAACTGTTTACTGTTAATGAACTCATAGATACTCCTTGTCGATAAGATCAGAGCGACATTGCCTGATCGTAAATAATTGAATTTAAAGCTTTTACAGGTCTCAAAACAGTTTGATAATATAGTGTGTAAAAACTTCCCAGTAGAGAAAACCATAGACTGTCAATGCTATGGGTGTAATGAATAAAACATAATCAATAGCTTCTCTGTTGTCATCGGTTAATAGTTTAATAATACGCATGATTGATTCCCCTAGTAGTCGTGTAAATTGTTCGTACAAAACGCCTAGCAAACTGCGTGCCAACTCGCAAGTAGACGTAATCACTCAAAGTGGTGTCAAAGTGACTAGATTCAAAGTGGCACCGATGGGGCCAAAGTGGCACCACAGTGGGCGCATTATGGCACCACGTACCCTAATAGCCTAGCAGGGCTAATGGGTAGGGTAGGCAGTTAGCTTAAGCGAATGTGTGGGCTATTAGATGGGTTAGTCCTAGTAGGACTGTGAGAGTGGCAGGGTTATTAGCGGGGCTAGGCTGATAGGGGGGCTATGTCCCCCATTTAAGGCGTCAGGGTGCTCGATAGGTGCTATCAGGCCAACCCGCTATCCCCCTACCCTATACCCGACCTAATCACTCAACCTACTATCCATATACAAAACCTTTGCCCCTTGCTATCCTAAAACTATTTATCAGGGGGATCAGTGAACAAGAAATACCTACTCACACAGTATAACGAGAAAGCAGGGCACTTCGAGACCTACGATATCCGCTCTGGAGAGCTTGTTGCCGCTAACAGCGTAGTCACCGTCTTTGAAAAATACATCTACAGCGACGAAATCAGCGAACACATTTGCCACAAACTTGCCGAAGGCTTATCCCTATCAGATATTTCCAAACTAAAAAAGATGCCCTCACTGCCTACCATCTATCGCTGGCAAGCAGTCTTCCCAGAATTCCGAAATAAAATAAGAGCTGCCAAGAAAATGCGAGCCGAAGTCTACAGAGACAAAGCCCTTGCAGAGGTTGAGAACGCTCACACTAAGGATGACGTGCCTATTGCTAAGTTTAAGTTCGACAGCTATATGAAACTCGCAGAGCGGGACAACCCAGATGACTATGGCAGTGCCGTTCAAGCCGGGTCAGGAGGAGTATCCTTGCAGATTGTGGTGAGTACGGGTATAGTTGAAGATGATATAGAAGGAGAAGCTTATGTCGTCGGAGAATCGGATACAGAATCTTTTGAAGAGTTATCAGAAACGACTGGACAAAGAGCAGGGACTCTATCAGCTCTCGGAGAAGATCGAGGAATTAGCGGACAAGATATCGGAGAAGACGATCTCCCAGCCGAAGAGGAAGAAGAAGACCTCTTCTAGGAGCCAATAGTGAGCATACTAGCAGCCTTTTCAGGCAAGCGGAAGCCAGCTAATAGCCTATCAGCTATGAAGCAGGAAATCCTAGACGAGGAACTAGCTAAACAATACAGTGCCGCTGAGAGTGCTTTGTCAGCATTCCAGAATAGGCAGGCAGTGCAGACTGCCGGAGCCATGGGCGAGCTAACAGGCGGCGTGCTTGGTAGAGAGGTCTTCTCTAGTAGGGATGGGAAAGCGGCTAACGCTACCCCTGCTGGCAGGGCAGCCATTTCCAAAGACCTATTCAACTTACAGTTACAGACACTAACAGACGATCTCGGCATGAAGCCTGATGAAATCCTTAGACTTATGCAGGAAGTGCAGGATCAGGATATCATGCAGTTGCAGATGGAACGGGAAGGTAGTGACCCATGGGGCGGTCTCATTCGTTTGCAGGAGCGGATGAGGCAGCCTCGTTCGCAGGATTTTGGTAAAGCGGGGCGAGAGTCTTGACTTTAAGAGGTATGAATAAAAACCTAGTGGCGCAGCTGCGGGATCAAGCAGATGCAACTGGGAAGATTGCCATATCGACGGGCTACGTGCCTAGAGAATTGCAGGCGATGATTCATAAAAACCTTAAGAGGTTTAGTGTTTTGGTGTGTCACAGACGTTTCGGTAAGACGGTGTTGACGATCAATCATATCGTGCATAAGGGGCTGAAAAATACGAGAAAGAATCCTCAGTATGCTTATATTGCACCGTCCTATAAGCAGGCGAAGGCGATTGCTTGGGAGTACCTGAAGGAATTCACCAAGAGTTTTCCGGGGGTTACATATCACGAGCAGGAATTGCGGTGCGAGATACCGCGCTATAATGCTGACGGGACGTCGGATAAGATTAAGATCGTGCTGTTAGGTAGTGAGAACCCGAACAGTATCAGGGGTATGTACTTTGACGGCGTCGTGCTGGACGAGTTTGCCCAGTGTGACCCGATTATTTGGCGGCAGGTTATTAGACCTGCTTTATCTGATAGGCTCGGGTGGGCGATTTTCGTTGGGACGCCAGAGGGTCAGAACCATTTCTACGACTTGTGGAGATCGGCTAACAGGCTAGCGAAGCAGTCTGATGAGTGGTACGCCTTGATGTTGAAGGCGAGCGAGACTGGGATAATCCCCAAGGCGGAGCTTAAGTCTGCGCAGCTTGAGATGAGTGAATCGGATTACGAGCAGGAGTATGAGTGTTCTTTTGAAGCGTCGATGGAAGGGGCTTACTATAGGACAGAGTTTAAAGCTCTTGAACAACTCAATAGAATAGCATCTGTGCCGTATGACCGCAATGTTCCTGTTAATACTTATTGGGACTTAGGGATCAATGATAATATGGCGGTATGGTTCGTGCAATTTATTGGGAAAGAGATACACGTTATCGACCACATGGAAGCTAACGGCAAGAATATTGAGTGGTGGGTGAAGCAGATTAAGGACTTACCTTATCTCTATGATCGGCACTATATTCCGCATGACGGGGCTGCTAGAGAGTTAGGTACTGGACAAACTAGACAGGAGCGCTTTGACCATTTCGGATTGCGCACTGAGGTTGTGCCGAGGCAGTCGGTGGCTGATGGAATCGATGCGGTAAGGCGGATTCTTCCGTTCTGCTATTTCGATTCAGATAAGTGTGAGGAAGGACTAACTGCCTTGAAGAACCATCGGAAGCAGTTTGATTCCAAGAAGAATATTTATCTGGACAAGCCGCTGCATGACTGGACATCGGATTCAGCTGATGCATTCAGACAGCTTGCACTTACGTACAATCCTGCTAGAATAGGGTTTGATCGCAAACAGCTTCCCCGTGAGGCTGATAACAGTATGAACTGGTAGAGAGGTTCTTATGGCTAAATACGGCGGAACGAAAGCTCCTGATAATATTTATGAAAACCCTCAGATGGTACCGAACGCACCATATATCGGCAACACCGAGCAAGGGATCATTGCAGGCCCAGCGTTTTTTAATCTAGATAAAGACGAGCAGATGCGTAGACGGAACAGCAATTACGCAGGTTTTGTTGACCCTAGAGTTCGAGCTGCTGCTCTAGCACAGTTCTCGACTAACAGTCGAAAGGGGCAGAGACCGGGGAACGCACAAGGACAAGGTCAACCTAATTTACTAGCGAGCATGATGGAATCAATGCCATCACTATTGGGGAGCTAAGTGGAACCAGATAAGAAAGCACTTGAGGTCGTCAAGAAGCACGACCGACTTAAGACGTCCAGAAGTAACTGGGATTCGTACTGGCAACAACTTGCCGAGTATTTCGTGCCGAAGAAAGACAACGTCTACGGATCACCCGTTCAGGGCGATATCCGCGAAAACAAATTATACACGTCAGTGTCAGTGCAAGCGAACGAAGACTTGGCATCAGCTTTGCATGGTATGCTTACCAACCCGTCATCTATTTGGTTTGGCTTAAGCACAGGCGACAAACAGCTCGATAAAAATAAAAATGTTAAGCAGTGGTTGCAGGACGTTGTGCGTATCATGACTAACGTCATGAACCAATCAAACTTCCAAACACAAATCCACGAAGTCTATATTGACCTTGGAAGCTTTGGGACAGCTGTGATGAAGATTGAAGAAGATGACGATTACGTCGTTAACTTCAACGCTCGCCCAGTTTACGAAGGTTATATTGCCGAGAACAGTAAGGGGATGGTTGACACTGTTTCTTATGAATTCAAGATGACTCTCCGTCAGATTGTTCAAGAGTTTGGCGAAGCTGTGCTTGATAAGCACGAGCGATTGAGAAAACTTTTCAACGACGACGAGCAGTATGAGATGACAATCATTCACTTGGTTGAACCGCGTACAGAGTACAACCCTAAATTAATTTCACCGTCTAAACTACCATTTGCCTCATACAAGGTTCTAAAAGAGTTTGACATAATCCTTAGCGAGAAAGGCTTTCACGAAAATCCTTATGTCGTTACCCGTTGGAGTAAATCATCTGGCGAACTCTACGGACGTTCACCGGGGATGAAGTGCCTATCCGACGCTAAGATGCTTAACCAACTTCAAATGTATATATTGAAAGGGCTGAGTAAGATTGTAGACCCACCAGTTCAGATGCCTGACGACGGCTTTCTTATGCCGATCAAGCTTAAGTCTGGCGGAGTGAACTACTACCGAGCAAACAGCCGTGATCGAATTGAACCTATCCAATCAGGCGCAAGACCTGACCTAGGGGCAGAGTTTTTTCGTGACGTAGAGATGCGCATTAAGCAAGCTTTTTATATCGACAAGCTTCAAATCAGAGACGGCGATAGAATGACAACCGTCGAGGTTCGTCAACGTATCGAGGAGCAGTTGCGTGTACTAGGCCCTGTGCTTGGACGTCAACAGTTTGAGTTACTCAGACCAATGCTTGAGAGAGTTTACGGTATCTGTTTAAGAAAAGATTTATTTCCACCAGCTCCACCTGAGATTGCCGACATGGTGCTACAGGTTGAGTACACGTCACAGATTGCACGAGTACAGCGGACAGCAGACGTTGATAATATCTCGAGAGTTATCCAACTAGCTGCCCCACTAATCCAATCAAAGCCTGAGATGCTCGACATCTTTGACGGCGATGGCGTCCTTCGAGACTTGATTGACAAGTTCAACCTACCTGCGGAATACTCTACAGAGGATAGACTTGTCCAAGAGATAAGATCAGCACGGCAGGAAGCTCAACAACAACAGAATCAGTTAACTCGCGCACAAGAGGAAGCTGACGTATTGAGCACAGTAGAGGGTTAAATGTTTGAGCAAGCTAAGAAGAAGCGTGAGATTCTAGAATCTTATCGCAAAGTGTTCTCGTCACCAGAAGGTAAACTCATCTTGGAAGACCTGATAAAGTCAACCAAGTTCTTTGAGACCATCTATCACGAAGATCATTCAATTATGGCGTTTGACGAAGGACAGCGTGCCTTAGTTTTGCGTATCATCTC